GAGCATCTTCTTCACACCGGGGAACATGTTAACAAACATCTTGCCCATTTTCTTTCCGAATTTATTTACAATCTTGAGGGACTTTCTGATGTTCTTCAACATCTCCTTGAAAGGTTTGGACTTTTTCACACCCTTCGCGAAGCCCTGAACGAATGCATCGAAGAAGCTCTTATAGTTAGACCCGCCGCCTCCGCCGCCGGTCATTTTCTTGATGGAATCCGCCAGCTCCTTCATCGCCTCTGCCTGAGTCAGCTGCTTCTTCTCGGCATCCTCGGCGCCTTCTAAGACATCATCATAGGAAAGCCCCATGTTCTCGTTAGCGAAAGCAGCCTCTAGAGCCTGTCCCGTTAGACCTGTCTGTTGCTCTAAGAGCTTTCTCTCCTGACGTGTCATGTCGTTTATGCTCTTTCCAGCATCGAAGAAAGACTTTCTCAGAAGATCGATTCTCTCAGCCGGAGACTGAGCATTCATCATCGCCATGGCATCGACGTTCATTCCAAACGACTGGGACAACTGAGCTGCGCCCTTAGCAGCATCCTCGAAGTTATCGAACTTGTCGATGACACCCATCATGTCCTTGATTTCCATACCCAGCTTATTGGCATAGACAGCAGTTGCGGCCATCTCTTTCTGGGACATGGAGCCAAAGTTAGAGAAGTCTTTGGTCATCTCCTGCAGTCCCTTAGATATCACCTTGGCGCTCACATTGAACTGCTTGCCCATGTTGATGGAGAGACTAGCAGTCTCGAGCATTGTGTCATTTAAGGACTTACCTGATGAAAGAGCTCTCTGGCCCATGGCCTTCATGGCATCATCAGCTATTCCAAGCCCTTTCTTGAACGCTAGGATCGACGCGCCGTTTTGCTCGAACTCATCCTTGAGGGCACTGAACACTGGACCCATTGCCTTTGCTGTACTTGTGAGCTCCTTCAACGCTGCGGCGAGGCCGGCCTTTCCTCTTCCGAATATCTTCGAAAGCTTGATACCGGTCCCCCCGAAGTCCTTCGCATTGCTTTTCAGATTTTTCAGAGACCCAGCAAGAGCCTTACCTTCATTGGACGCAAGACTGCCGAATTCCTCACGGATCTCCTCCATGGCTTCCTTGATTGGATTACCCCCACCGCCGCCGCCTTCTTGAGCCATTCCGACTAGACCGCTCATGATCCCAAACGGAAGGCCGATGATCGCCTTGCCCACCTTTCCGACTACACCGACGATCGAACCCAGGCCCTTGACCAGACCCCTCACCTGGGCTATTGAGCTTTTGATTCCCGCGCCAATGCCGACTGCGAATCCCGCAGCAGCCACCTTGGCATTTGTCCACGCAGTTCCGACCTCCTCAGCCTCTTCCGCTGCCTCTTTCGCAGCTTCGGAACCCTTGTTACCGGCGTTGGTGACCTCATTGCCCATCTCCTTCGCCTTCTCAGCAGCATCAGCCATGGAATCTTTTATGGAACCCAGACGTTCATCGAGGCCATCGAGGTCCTCGCAATCCATGGCCTTGCAGATTTCTTTGGCATACTGTGCTTGAGCTGACAGCAGTGTATTCTGTTGAGTGATCATCGTCGCGCGCTGGGCGAGGAGCTTATTGATCGACTCCTGAATTCCTAACTGTGCATTGAGATCTTCTGCCATGTAAACGTCCTAGGTCATAAACAACTACACAGAACTAATTATCATGTTGCGTAGCTTTCTAGGCTGTATAACTATAGCTGCCAGACCAGGCCGGTCTCTTTTTGAAATTCCCGGGCGTGGATTTCTTTTTCCTGAAGCAGCTTTTGTACTGACTCCATCCGGATTCCCTCTTTGTTCAGGGCCTCATAGAGTCGCTTTGACGACAGGATCACACGCTTAAATGTCTCTATCTTCCCCGGTGATCCCACTATTTTTACGTTGGATGACTCACCAAGTATGTACGAGGCAGCGGCGGCGTGTAGAAACTTTGAAGTGCTTTTTTCTTTGACGGACATTTTTTGCCTCCAATATTAAATATGCTCCATCATGAGAAGCGTCTTAAATTGGAGGGAACCATTGATCGTGCTCGTCCCATCATAGCACGAGCCTCTCCCTGATCTGCTCTGGAAGAGGATCCCTGGCCCTTATTTGCGTCGTTGGACCTCTTCATCTCTGTATTGATCCTTTTGATGAACCAGATCCTCTGCCACACAGGTATGTTGTACGCATCGTGATAGCTAAAACCTGTATAGTACATGAGCAAAAATATATGCTCTAGGAATATTTCTTTATCAGTCGGCGTCAGGCCAAAAAAACGAGGCACCCATCGGGAGCCGTACCTCCGATGTCTCCAGACAGGAGGGGCAGTCCATCCAGGATTTCATATCGATTCCTGGCTCGTTCTTGTCAATGTGTCGTCTCAAGGCGAGGGAGTCTCTCGCAGGCATATTTCGAATGAATCCGTTGATCTTGCTTCTATCAGTGATCCCCTCAATGGAGGTGATTGAGTGAGTCAGTCGAGTTGTCACAAGATTATCAGCCTGCATTCCTTGCTTTTTCTTTCTTTCCTGTGTCACCATGATCTCCTCCTCGTCGACTCCTGTGAGAAACTTGAATCTCACAGTCTTCTCTGTGAGTGGAAGATTAAACTCAAACATATTAGCACCCTCTGCAACAGGTCCCACTTTAAGCCTCTTAATGGGAAGTGATGACAGATCAAACTCCTGTTTGGTCCTCTGGGCACACGCAGGGCAGTCCACCTCGACACTGTACTCGCTTCCGTAACCTGTGATCCTAAGGGCTGTCATGATTGCGTTTCGGTCGCCGGCCAACATGTCTTGGACCTTTATGCTCTTATCGACTAAGCATGACTGAAGCAAGTGAGTGATGACAGTTCCCTGCTTTATGAGTGCCTTCGATGTGAGAATGTCTTCCTCACGGGCCGTCATTGCTCTGATCTCAATAGTCTCTTGACCATGAAGCGGAGAATCAACAGGATACACCACACCGTTAGAGGGCAGAGGAACTGCCTCAACTGGAACTACGTATCCAAAATCATCCTTCATCACATCCCGTCTAGGCATCGCCGGGTGGGATTCCTGATTCCCAAAAATTTCATTTCTTACTTGATTTTCTCTTTCCTCAGACAAAGCTCATCTCCATTCTAAAAAATGTGTCACGTTAAATAAGTATTTACTGCACAAAAATAATCGTAAAATCTTTATGTGACACCCTGTGATAGTCACTTAGAGTGCTTATCTGCCACTTGAGCTGCCCATGCCTGTGGCTTCACCTTACACTCAAATCCTGTGCCCGTCGCATACCCTGACAGAGACTCCGCGAATTTTCCTGTGGGGTGTGGGCTTCCCTTTGGGCTGATGTCCAAATGTATCTCCAGATCCTCTAAACCTTGATTACTTAAGCTACATGCCAGATCTATAGACTTTTTAGCCTCCAGTGTCATTCTATCCCGAAGGCTATAGATGTCTTTCGTATTGACTTTTTCTCTTTTGAAAAAGTACGATCCTCCTGATCTAGTATCCTCATTATAAAGACAAATCGCAGAGGCAAAAATACAAGAGTCGCCGCGGACGAATGAGTCGGTTCCCACGTAGACCTTTCCACCTGTATCCTGGTGCACCGTGGCAAGAACTAAGATGTCACTGAATTTTATTCTGTTTCCGGCGCCGGTGTGCCAATTGGACAAAAAAAAACCTCCTGTGATGCATCAAATATAGTCATCATCAGGAGGTTATAAACTAAGAGTTTTTAATTTTTTAGTACTGAAGCACGCAGTTGTCGAATCTTATCGTGAGAGCGATCTCAGCCGGGTCTTCACCACCGTAGTCCAAGTCACCGAATGCTGCGGAAGTCAGGAAACAGCCCTTGAGATCCCAGAGTTCTACCACGGTTCCAACAGGATCCAGAAGCTTAAGCTGGCAATCGCGCTTGTAGAAGTCAGCGTATCCGCCACGACCGGACACAGACTCAAAGTGGGTCCTCACCCACTCCATGACCTGCTGGGCCCCGGAGGGAGCGATCGGATCGTGAAGTGTGCAGCTTATTGCATCAAATTTGGTTTTACCTGCGATGAATCGGGTGGAGTTAATGTAGCTTATCTCCTGCTCAGCAGTATTGATGGTCGGCCGTGCAGCCGTCTTCATCAGGAACGCGTCGATTCCCTCAATCGCGAACACCCATCTAAATTTGCGCTTTGGCTCAAACTTATTGGGAAGCATGTCAGTTACGGAAAGTGTCTCGGCCATTTCTTAGTTCTCCTAAATGAGTCCTTACAGATTAAATATGCGTCTCAAAGAGCTTTTAAATCTCTGCTCCCGCATTTGTCACAACGAAGTCGAGTGAGATGAACTCAACAGCACGTGTGGGCTGCAGGAATATCTTACCTCTGATTGTATTGTTCTCCACATCCGCCTGGGATGTTGTTGTAGTATCGATCACCACCTTGAACCTATCAAGACCCTGCTGCTGCTGAATTCTAGTAAGAATAGGTGTCACAGCAGACGAGAATCTGGCCAGAGTTTCTTCTCTGTTGGGCTCAAAGAGTATAGTGTTTGCGACACTTCTTACCTTTCTTCTGACGTCGATGAGGAGACGTCTCACGTTCACACGATCGAGCGCGCTCTGTCCTGCTAGAAGTGTCTTCTGTCCAAAGACCACCACTCCTGGTGTGTGTGGGAAGGCGGTGATCGGGTTGATATCAGCCTCGTAGAGTTCATCTAGATTGGCTCTGTTCAACTTAACCTGTGACTCCACTACATTACTCATAGCACCACGTGTAAAGCCCGCAGGAGCAAACCATGGATGCGCTACGGAATCATTAAGCGAGAAGGCACCGATGACACCCACAGAAGGTGCACATTGGACATTCGCTCTAGTCACAGGATCGGTCACGATCACGTCTGGGAAGTATGCAGCAGCAAAGGACGTATCAAGATTTCTGTTAGAGAAGGCTGTGATAGTATTCGAGACGCTGGTAGTTGAATCCACAGACGACGTCACGACATTATCAATCTGATCTCTTTCCTCAATGTCCATGATGTACATCGCATCGAATCGATCCTCGACTGCGTCTATTGCGTAATCAGACACCGACTTATGTCGTAGTCCTGGGATCGCTAAGATCTTGATATCGACATCGGCACGCTCCTCCATCACATCGATGGCCTTGCGATATGAGGCAACAGTGTTTCCAGCTGTTCCCCCTTGATTAGCTGCGTCGTCCATCTCTCTCTTAGCAGCAGCGTTCAGAAGTTTCGCGCGGTCCTCATTATAGATGTTGACACCGTTGAAACCGCCCTGTAGGAACAGAGAGAACTTAAGATACTTCCTGGTGGGAAGGTGACCGAAGTCCTTGGCAACGTTTAAGAATCGTGTTGAAGTGCTAGGTGTGCCGTCCTTGTCTGTGAGATTAGCCTTGGAGACACCGTCTCGTCGATACTCAGCCGCGACCCACTGTTTCGGATCGGGTGTGTCGTTTGACTGTGTCAAGACCTGAACTCGTTCCAGAGTGAACAGATTGTTGTTGAACCTGTCGGAGTCGAACACCGTTCCGGTGGCGTCCGCCTTGCCCTCATTAGATCCCTCCCAGGACTTCTGATCTGACGTATGCCAGTGAGGGTAGTAAGCAGTGTAGGCGGAGAGCCCCGCATCTGTCTTTGTATTCTTATTCCTCTCGTCCAAGTCGTCTTTCAGTTCGAACTGAACACCCCAACAGAACGATGAGTCCACCTTCTTTTTGCCCTGTGTTTTGCCTGTCGTGAGATTATCACGGTAAGGAATCGGGGGTTCGATGAGTCTATTGAGCTCTCCACCGCCAGCGACGACACCAGTAAGGCTAGGTGAGGATATTATGGATGATCCGGATGTCACCAGATGTCGGGGGCCGCGGAAGCCCACAGGGAGACATGTCTCAGGCACCACACCATCTGTCACATCAGCGCTCATCTTAACGCGGATCCACTTGGAGTTGTTGGGATGTACTCCCTCGACCACAAGCTTCTGAGCTCCAGAGTTCTTGTCGAAATCATAGTAGGTGTTCTTATCACCGATCACTCGACCGATGTAACGCTCTGACTGTGGGTTAAGATCCATCTTGCGGAACTTCTCGTACGACACACGATTGTTATCATCGTCTGTGAATCTTCTTACGAGGACGTCGAACGATCCAAAGTCAGTACTGTCATTGGTGGACCGTTGGATATTCTCGAACGTGAGCTTCACCTTGTTGTTGGGATAAGCTCCGTCATCTAGGGCGTGAAAGGTGAATAGGTTATGTCGAGATCCGCCGAACGCTTGTGATACGATCGCTGGGGACACAGCAGTTCGATATCGATCCGTGAATGCCTCGAAGTTGGGAACGGTAGCACTTCCCGCATTTCTTCCTAGGGACGATGTAACCATGAAGGCAGCGACTGTGACAGAACTATCACCGTCTTTCTCATGACCTTCAGTCGTCACGCCGGAGCCTGTCACGATGCCTATCTGAGTTCTCACATCGTAATGTGTGTGAAGATAGTGACCCGCTTCCTCGGCCTTGGTCGGATCAGTGTTGAACGTGTTGGCGAAGTAACTGGGTGACTGTGGGTCGAATGATGCCGTGATCACGTTGGTGTACAAGTCACTCTTCGTGAATCCGTTCAGGATCATCACGAACTCCTGCTTGCTGTTGGCTGTCTCAACAGAGCCCCATGTATTCCCGCCGTCGTCGTCTCCGGTGCCGAACGTTCCAGCAGCATTAGTTGCCGGCTGGTTGTTCTCCACAGCGGCGACCGAGCAAGACAGAGATAAGACCACACCAGACGCTGCGTGGACCATACCTCGAATGATGGGCATAGCATCGTCAGTCGACGCTCCCGCACCGTCTGGCTGCGAGGTGTCTTTTAGCCATGTCGTGTCAGTGCTAGAATCTTTCATAAGAGCACCGAGGAAGTAAGCACGTCCCTTCGGTGTAAGGTTAGGATGATCCACATCGGATTGATCTAGACCACGGGAGAAATCCACGACGGTGAATGCACCGCTATCCTCATTGGACACCACTGCCGTCGCAGAGTTACCCGCGGCGCCGGAGTCAGTGTTATTAGTCACCGTGACCTTGTCGCCGACGATGGCAGAAGACCAAGTAGTGAGAGCGTTCGCAGCCGTATTCAAGTTAGCGGCTGTAGCCGTTATCGCAGTGCCTGCTACCGGCTCTCCACTGACTAGGAATCCTCGTGCTGTGGCACTGCTAACAGTACCGTTTGCTGTGAGAGTTCCGATAAGGGGACCTCCGCCCACAGCGGTCAAGACGATCGTCGTAGCGCCGTCAGCGTCACCGGCAGTGACGGTACCGTCTACAGCAGACGCGCCGCCAGCTAGCTGAGCGGTAGGGGTTATTTTCCAGACGCCCGCACCAGAGATGTTCGCGCCACCGTAAACACCACGTCCTGTTGCGTAAGTGGTTCCGTCGTCGGCGGTTCCTGTCTGTGAGCCACGAGCTTCGACCTTCACACCGTTGCCGTTATCTGAGGCGATGAAAACACTAGCGATGTCTCCCTGAGCGCCGCCGGCTGCGGTGGCTAGCTGCCACTGTGCACCGAAGTTGAAAGTCTGAGCGTATGTCATGCCGAGTGCTACGTGTGTGTCAGTGTATTGGCCGTTACCCTTCCTCTGGAAACACTCGATGATTCTGTCTTGGATCACAGCGAGACTACCCGCGTCGAATGTGCCACCAACGGAGTCACCGACATTGACGACAACTTCGAAGTCCCCGGGGCTTTCCCCTGCGACAGTCGCATTGTTATGGAATCTGATAGTGTGGTTGTTTACCAGCGGGTCGCCGTCCTTTCGTCCTAGGAAGGTAGCTGGCCCACTCGCGAGATTAACAGTGATGGTCTGACCGTGTAGGGTACCTCGGACCAACGACTGAGGAAAGATACCACCGCTACCGGAGTCAACACCGTTTGAAAGAATTGCGCCGTCGCCAGTTCTGATGTCAGTATGATCAAGGACCGTGATGTCCGCTGTGGCTGCTGTGAGGACGACCGCAGCTGCGCCTCCCTCACCTGTATTGCTAGCGTTAGGATTATTTCCGAGCTTTCCGTCACCCTGGACCTGCTGATCGCCCACTATGAATCCGGCGTTCGTGACAGCTCCGGTTGTCGTCCGCTTCTTAGCGTCGCCGCAACCTAGAACACGCACGTACGTGCCCGCTCGGGCGTATCTCATCCACTCATTCATAGCGAGAGGACCGAACCTCTCACCGTCTGTCGCTCCAAACTCCGCGAGGAAATCCTGGAATGTCGCCACAGTCACTGGGACGAAGGCCGGACCCTTCTCCGCAGTTCCGATAATACCAGCAGGGATTCCCTGCGGTCTAACAGATGTGGGTCCGGTGAGATCGATCTCCCGGGTTGCGACTCCAGCGCTTTTGAAAGTCAGTTCAGCCATTCTCTATGCTCCTACCTGATTCTTATGTAAATAGGTATCTATCATCGTTACTTGCTAGGCGAAAATCACTCCGCTGTTTGTTATAATGAAGTCTACCGCGATGAACTCAACCGCCCTAGTTGGCACAACCACGATCCTTCCGTTCAACTTGTTGTCCTCAGCATCCTGTGGGGTGTTATTAGTATCATCCATCACCACCTTAAAGGACTCGATTCCCGCTTGTGCCTGGACCAGTGCCAGAAGAGGAACTGTCATCCCTACAAACCTGGCCCGGATCTCGGGAGTGTTTTGCTCGAAGAGGAGCTTATTAGCCACTCCAACCACTAGTCGTTTCACCTCTAGAAGCATCCTTCGGACGTTCACTCGATCCAAGGCAGACTTGTTCATCTGTAACGTCTTCTGACCGAAGATCACGAATCCACCGTTCGGGAAAGAGGCGATGGGATTGATCCTGGTGTCGTATAAATTGTCCCTGTCAGCTGCGCTGAGTCTCACCTGGACGTTGGACACAAAGTCCAATCCGCCTCGGTTGAAACCAGCCGGGGCGAACCACGGGTAGGACACCTTGTCGTTGAATGCCAGTGCGCCGAGGGCTGCCACAGAGGATGGAACCTTTACCTTCCTGTTATTAACAGGATCATCGATCCACACATCCGGGAAATACGTGGCGCTGTAGTTGTTATCCACCACGCGCGTCTCGAACTGCTCTGAAGTGGTTCTCACATCAGGTTTCGATGTCTCAGCGTGGAAGCCCGCGAAGAGACGCGTCTCATCCTCAGACCAGTAGGGAATATCCATGAGGTACATAGCCTTAGAATACTCCTTGGTCTTCATCGCTGCCTCATCCGTGATGTACGAATCCCTCATTCCAGGAATACACAGTATGTTAGTGTTGACCGTCATGGGATCAGTCATCAGCTTGATAGCTGTGCGATAAGATGCGACGATGTTGTTGCCCTTTCCTTTGCCACTCTGTTGTGGGTGTGCGGTGCCGGCGCCATTCTTGAGACCGATACCCGGAGGTGTCTCAGTCGCCAGGCCGTCGAGATCACCGGAAGAAGCACGATCAGTCATGTTCATAACATCCCGATTTAGAATGTTCAACCCATCGAACCCTCCCTGGAACAGCGTGCTGAACTTGGTGTACTCCGTGAATCGGTTGAACCGCGTCGAGGAGGAGTGAACCAGTGTCGCGAATGTCACGCGTGTCTCTCCGGAGGCACCCATTGTGGCATCATTTATCTCATAAGTCTTTGAGTCAGGCACACCGTTTCTGATGTATGCTGCCTCTAGCATATGCTCCTTAGCCGTTCCTGTGACCTCTGTAAAGAGATCATTTGGAAGTGCCATT